TGATGTTCTTGATGTTCTTGATTTTTCAAGATAGTCAGTAAAGAGATAAGGCAATGAGGTTTATTCTCAAATCCCTATTTTTACAAGTTACCATTGTAGGTTTTGATAGATGTATATAGGACGAACTAACTTAGCGCCATATCGAGAACATCGAGAACATACAAGCTAACCTTGTACCCGTGACGCCTCACCCCTAAGCCGTAATAATCTTAGCCCCTCCCCCCATCGCGCGTCGCAATTCAGCAGGCCACCCCGGTCGCCAGTCACCCAGTCGCCGCGGTGATCTACTGCTGGTGACCAGCTCGGGTGTATGCCTACCTCCCATGCCACACAGGCAGGCATATAGCCTCCCCTCCCGCCGCGCCAATTTGGAATATCAGCAAACGGGTGAAGCCATCAGGCAATGCGGCCACACGATGAAGCCATCAGGCAATGAGGCGCTGTGGAAAACCCCCCTTTTTGGCTCCGGGCAGGGTAAATATGTGCCGAAAGGGGGCCGGGAAGGGGGCGACAGGGCCAATTCAGCGGCCCCGCAGGGGCCGTTGTTAGCCCTATTATAGATTTCTGGTGAAACTGGATTATTGACTTACAAGTTTAGCTTTAACTTTTCCAAATAACGTGTAGAATCCGTGTAAACTGCACCGATATGAATAAAAACAACTTTACGCTTGTACGCCGCAACCAATAAGTGTAATCTCTTCGCTAGTCTGGAGCTTTAATGGCGACCACAAACATGGCCCCCTCGATGACAGCACCCACAACAGCCTCTCAAACCAACCGCGTACCCGTCACCCTCGATGATTTACGCAGTATGGAAGACGCAATGTTTCAAAACCCTACTGCTAGGTTCTCAACGACCCAGCGAGTGTTTTTTGAGGCGCTACTATCGCACCCAACCTTAGATGTCGCAGCCGCCGCCAAGATTTGCGACGTGCCGATTAAGAAAGCGATGTCGTGGATAGCACAACCGACGGTTCAAGCCGCTCTGAATCACCTTATGACCACCCGCATGAAGCGGCTGGGACTAGATAAGGACTCATTGCTGGCTAAAATCGTAGACTTACTTGATATGTCCACTGGCGTAGTCCCTATTATCAAATCGGGGTACGACAAAGACACTAAAACATTCACGTCGCAGTCAGTAAAAGAGACTGACTTAGGCGCAGCGGCCCGATTTACTGACCAGCTATCTAAGCATTTCCAACTTTATGCTCCTGAAGGTGTGTCTGGACTTAGCGTTAACCTCAGTTTGGTTATGGGGGAAGACCCACAGCTCATTCCGCAGTCTAGCGAAGACGAGGTAGTGTCACTTGACGCGCTGCCTACGATTGAACTTGACCCTGACACGGAAGAGGACGCCGATTGAGCGTTCAGCCGCCCGTCAACATTGATTACAAGGCGTCACCGACCTTTAAGAGCTTCCATTCGGATCGCACTTCGTTCGTTCGCGGAATGCGCGGCCCTATTGGTTCGGGGAAGTCCGTCGGTGCGATGATTGACGTGGCTTTGGAGAAAGCACTACAGCAAGCTCCGAACGCATCGGGGATTCGCAAGTCACGATGGGGTTTAGTCCGAGCAACTTACCCCGAGTTAAAGAGTACAACGCTCAAGACGTTTCAAGATTGGCTGCCGGACTCGATATGCCCAGTCAAAATCAACGAATCTCCTATTACTGCGCGGTTAACGCTGCCACTGCCCGACAACACGATGGTCATGGCAGAGTTTGTGTTCATCGCGCTGGACAAACCGAAAGACTTAGGCAAGTTATTGAGCTTAGAGTTGACCGGCGCGTTCTTAAACGAAGCAAAAGAGCTGGATAAGGCGGTTGCCGACACGATTACGTCTCGTGTAGGTCGGTATCCAGCGGTACGAGAAGGCGGCCCGAGCTGGTCTGGCGTCCTGATGGACACGAACAGCCCCGCGGAAGATCACTGGTACGCGGAGTTGGAGCAAAACCCGCCGGATGGCTGGACGTTTTACCAACAACCGCCCGCGCTACTGCGGTATAAGACGGGGTCACCCCTGCTGATGAACCCGGACACCACCGGGATTACTAAAGCAAGGTGCGAGAGTACCGGCTTCGAGCCAAACCCCGCCGCCGAGAACATACAGAACCTCCCCGGAGGGTATGAATACTACTATAACGCCATAGGCGGTAAAGACCCGAACTGGGTACGCGCCTATGTGCTGAACGAATACGCGACCGTGCGCGACGGCAGGCCGGTGTACGGCGAAACCTTCAATGAGAGGGTTCACGTCGCCAAGACAAACCTTTGGCCGCTCAAAAAACACCCTATCTCTATAGGATTGGACTTTGGACTGACCCCCAGCGCCATTTTTGGGCAGTATGTTGACGGCCAACTTCGTATTCTTGACGAGTTAGTGGCAACCCGCATGGGTCTGACTGACTTTATTACTACGGTGATGATGCCGCTGATTGCGCAGAAGTACGCGCAGCATGACCGCATCTATGTCGGCGACCCTTCGGGCAACGCGGCGGGTGACACCGACGAAGTAAGCTGTTTTCAGGTAATGCGGGGCGCAGGCATGGCGGTTGTCCCGGCATCTACTAACGCTATCGAGCCTCGTCTTGAGGCGGTACGTCACTTTCTCATGCGACTGGCCCCAAAGGGGGAACCGGCGTTCTTGCTGAGTGCGCACTGCACCATTTTGAAATCTGGCTTCATTGCAGGCTATCAGTACGCCCGCGTTCAGGTTTCGGGCGAGGCTCGATACCGCGAAAAGCCAGATAAGAACAAGTTTTCCCACCCCCATGACGCCTTGCAGTATTTATGCTTGAGGGTTTTAACCGCGATAGCGCGGGAGAAAAACAGCGGGCATACGTTTGCCCCTTTGAAGGTTGCTGACATGCGCACAGGTTACTAATGGAATCACCGATAGACGAAAAGAAAGTGATAGATCTCGATCCGGTATCGCTGTTAGGTCACACCCTGTCTACGTCTTTAACTTCTGTTATTGCTAACCGCGCCACTATTGAGCAGCGTTGGGTAAAAGACCTACAACAGTACATTGGCGATTATGACGACTCATCGCTCAAGGCCATGCAGGACAACAAACGCTCCAGTGTGTTTTTAAATATCACGCGCATTATGGTGAACCAGTCAGTAGCACAGATAGCCGACTTGCTGTTTCCTACCGACGATAAGAACTACGGAATATCCCCGACGCCGAACCCGACCCTTGAGGGGGACTTAAAAGATGACAGCCCGGCCCAAGTGCAGGGTGGCGGTCAAGTCATGGACGCCGAGACCGGGGAGCCGATCAGTACGGCAGAGGTTGCCGCACGAGCGCAGGTAATCGCCAAAGAAAAGGCGATTGCGATGGAGCGCCAGATAGACGATCAGCTTGTTGAATGCGATCACGCAGGGGAGGCCCGTAAAGCACTGCACTGGGCAGGGATTTTTGGCACAGGCATCCTAGCAGGCCCAGAATCGTTCACTACGACACGTCACAAGATGTCCATGAAAGCGGACAGCGCAGGCGTTAAGAAACCTAAAGTGACGTATGAGCCTCTGACAAGCGACTCACCGCGCACCCGAGCCGTGGCTCCGTGGGATTTCTACCCGGATTTGAGCGGCTCTACGATTGACGAGGCTGAGTTCATTTTTGAACGCAGCTATATGACTCGCAAACAGATGCGCGGGCTGGTGAAGCGTAAGAACTATATAAAGGAGAACGTCAAGAAAGTTCTCCTTGAAGACGCCAAGGATATACAGTTTTCCAACAACGGCCACGTCAATTCCCTGCGCAGGTTAACGGGCGGGTCTGACCAAACCATTGATAACCGATACGAAGTGTGGACATACCACGGCCCTATCGACAAGGAAGCGTTGATCGCAGCGGGCGTTAAGCTATCGAAGAACGACCCGCTGGACGAGTTTGACGGCGTCGTGGTGTTTTGTGGCGGCAAGGTTTTAAAGGCCGTCTTAAATCCTCTTGAATCTGAAGATTGGCCTTACTCGTTGTGGAACTGGGCGGTCGATGACTTTTGTCCGTTTGGGTTTGG